CTTATATAATGCAGTTTCAAACTTATGAAGACATATATCGCATTTAAAATTAAATTTACTGGCACAACTTTTAAACACCTCTCTTGGAGAAGATTTATTATCGATCCAACAGTCTACTTTTAGTTTTCCACCCTCAGTTTTCCCATCATATGACGCAAAACTTCTCTGAAAACATAATTCACAATCTTGTTTTACACATAATCGTTTTTTATTTCCATTACAACTCATTTTCTAGAAATAAGTTGTTTTTATATATTCAATTACGGATAATTTTTCGATTAAATACAGAAACGCCTTAAAGTTTTGATTTCGAAAACTTATTAACTTAGACAAATTTTTATCCAATCTCTCCTTTAGGTCAGTTAGTTCTTTTTGATGTTCTTGATCAATTTTTTTATATTCAACAAACATTTTTAATATATCCTTGATTGGTTCATAACATTCCTCGTCAAACATTATATTTCTAATTTGTATAAATATATCTTTCTTAATATTACTATATTTTTGACAAATCTCATCGGAAGAGATTTGAGCTTCATGTACAAATTTAAGATATTGTTCGAACATTTTTTGTATAACATAATGTTATAAAAATAATCAATTTTCTCATGAACTTCCTACTAAAAGAATTATGCGATGGCACTTAAAACTAAATCCGATTGTATATAAATATATGGGAAAGGAAGAAAATCTCATTCCAGTTAAGATAGAAACAAAATTTTCTTACAATGAATGGTGTATTTGAAACCCTTATGAGTTGGGATAAAGATTGGACGGGAATTAAAATATTAGAAGTAATCAACTTCAGACATTACTTATCAAAGGGCTTCTTTCTTCGGACGTATTATTAGAAACGATAATAATCCTAAGAACAGCAAAAACTGCCCAAATTATCCCAACTACTATCCAAATAATATCACCAAACAAAAATCCGACAACTATCATAATAAAACCTAAAAATATTGCAAGTATATTAAGAGCAATGTATACATCTGCGGGTGTATTCGTTGATGTCATTTTTCCCATAATTAATATTTTAAGATTCAATTTCGTATGGTTCCTCCTGCGGTATTGATGAAACCGAAAAATTAATAAAAGGGATTTGTTTTTATAAAATGAACAAGATAGTTATTGATTCTGAAACAACTGACCTCCCCAAATTCCCTAAAAAATTTGGAACATATTTCCCGCCCGAAGAAATAGATAACTATGATAAATGTAGAATTGTAGAGCTGGGATGGATTGTTCTTGATCAGGAAAATAATATACTAGAAAAGAAAAATTATTTGATTAAGGATACCAATCCTGAAAAATATGAAGGATTTAGTATACATAATATAACTGACGAAGAAACTTGCACAGGAGAATCTATACAAAGCGTTCTCGAATATTTAATACGAGATTTAAATGTTTGTAAGGAGATTATCGGACATAATATCAGTTTTGATATACATGTAATTATGTCTGAAATGTATCGTCTAGGAATGGATCTCGACATCTTGAAAAATATGACACAGTATTGTACCATGAAAAATGGAATAGAAATTGTTGGTATCACAAATAAATATGGTTTGAAACTTCCAAAGTTAGAAGAATTATGTAAAAAACTTTCAGTTCCTCCTTTAACCCAACATCGAGCTATCTCAGATGCTCAACGAACTTTTGAATGTTATCTGAAAATGAGAAAGTGAAATTTAAATCTTATGATTTAAATATGAATTATCTACATAAGATTAAAATTTTTATTAAAGATACTATCGAAGAAAATTTAGATGAACGTTATCTCATAAAGTGAGAGGAAGAAATGTTATATATTACACCTGATTTGGGAAAAATAGATACCGGCGAGGGTATAATTTCATCGAAAATTTTTTAATAACAACGTTTCCAATATATAAAATTAATCCATTTTATATAAGATCGGTTTCATGCTCACCATTCTTTTTGGAGTTCATATATATTTATGCCTTAACATATTTCCATCCAGACGAATTCATAGACAAAAGGGCAATGTGTTCTCCCAACCCAAACATATCTACCTCAAGGTCTTCTTCACCGGCGAAGTTTGATTTCCAAGTAGCCGTGGTTCGGTTTTGGAAATCAAACTTCCCCAACCCATTAGTAATCAAAAATCCTTCTTTTCTCTTTTCCAATATCTCGTCCATCTTTTCTTTCAATTTAGATTTGATAAATTCGGTTGCTGGATCCAGGAAAAGAGAGAGTACCTTTTTGACACTTCCCTCATTGTAAAAAGAACCACTGCCATGGATCTCTTCACCATACCAAATCTTATCCTCATAGACAAATGCAGATTCTGTAAATTGTGATTCCATCCGTGAAAGAAACAATTCTCCATTGAAGAACTGATCCCATTTATCTTTCCTTTCAAGGAGACAACTTTCGATTGCTTCTTGGAGTGTTGGATGATTCATTCTTCACTGTTTTATACATTTAAAATGGTTATTTAAATTTTCAATTTCATAATATTGAATCATCTTAATTAAAGTTTTCTTTATGAATTCGATTTAAAAAGCGATGGATAAGAATATTTTTATTGATCTGTCGAAGTATATTGATAAAAACTATTTTCCTCCAATTACGATATATAAAATAGATGATATTTTTAATCCTATCGAAGAAGAATTACATATAGATGTGGATTTCTATCAAATAGTTTTTTATAAAGATGAGGTGATTCTGGTCAGCAAAAAAGAAGGAAAAACACATTTCTATGTATCGAAACCGTATCTCGTAAAATATTTAGGAGATGTTACCTGTTTAGATAAAAAGAACTATATTGATCAACTGTTATATATTATTATAACCGGAAGGAATGAACCGTTTCCATCAGATTTTATCTCAAAGATAATCTACTTCTTAGATCTTCCGATCGATAATTTTACATTAAAAATGGCGGGGGTTAATCCAGATCTATCGGCGACTACGCTTCGGTCCTTGAGAGTCCGAAGCGTAGTCTCTCGGTCCTTGAGAGTCCGAAGCGTAGTCCCTCAAGGAGTGAGCGACTACGCTTCACTCCTCGAGGGATCAATATATCTGAGATAATTGTCGACGCAAATACGTTTTAATACGAGACTTTCTAGTCTCACGATCGACATAATTTTTACAGTCATACTCGTTATCGTCACCGTTATTCTCACACATATCAACTAGGTAGGGAATTTGCACGTAGTGTGCTTTATTTTCAGAAATCTTTTGAAGCTTAATAGATTCCAGCGCATGACGATCATAAAAATCATACTCATTATCATTGTAAATATCTGGACCTTCATATCTATAATGCTTTTCCGGAAGATAATCCGCCATTGAGTTTGTTCCTTGATGATAACAGTCAACAAATATCGAGTTTCCAGTTGTAACGCTTCTAGCTTCGGGGACTGGATAATTCATTTTTACCTTTTGATTCATAATCTCCGCTAGACTTTCACATACTAATACCGAACCAAGATCTTTTATCGATCGGGGGTCTTTTTGAAAACCATTAAAAACCGGAATCATATAATGCATTCCATCTATTTCAACAATTTGAGAATCCATACTACTGTTCAATTTATCAAAAATAAGTGTGAGAATGACAATAGTTATAATAGAAAAAAGAATATAATAGAGCAGTGAATATAGAACGGTAGATGCCATTTTTAAAGATAAAGTTTAATCTTTTTATGACTCAAAAGAAAAACTTCCTTAATAAAAATCTCTACAAAATGTCTGACAACGATGATGCCCCTGTGCTTAACGTAACATATTATGATACTAGTGATGAGGACACAGATATTGAAGGAGATGCAAGTTGCGATGATGGTCTGGAGGATGAGGAGAAATTTGACGGCGATTGTGACGAGGAAACTACAGAGAAATTAGAATTTCTCGAAGAAAGGCTAAATGAAGTAGCCGAGGTTGATGCGATTGGCGCATCGACTTTTAAAATCGTATTTTTCAACAAGAAGGGAGTAGAATTTAAGAAAAAAGAAACAAAATGCGATTTCGACTATGACGATGACGATCTTCCTATGATATATGATGGTGGAGAGGATTATTTTCTTCCATATATCAATGAGCTATGTATGAAGAAAGAAAATCTTTTTCCTCTTTATATTATAACCAATGTTACCAAAAAGAAATACTCCTTTGAATTGTAGAAAAATCAAAAGAGAAATATATTTCTAAAAGGAAAAGATGTCTGAAGATAATGTTCGAAATGCTGTCGATATTAAACTTAAGAAGAACGATGCAGGGAAACTGATCTTGTTTATCACTTTTCTGAAAGAGAATTTTACACTTCAAGATAAGGATTTATGTGAAAGTATTGTAGAAAAATATTCTAAGGTTGTTAATCAATATACCGATCTATACATTATCACCGACACCAGAAATGTAAATACTATTTCACATGAACTGGCTTGGAAACTTATTAACAATTTGGTTAGATGTAATGATGCGGCCAAGAAAAATGTTAAACGTAGTTCTATTTTGATGAATAGTAAAGAACTGATTCGAGTAGTTAAAATGCTTGAAAAGGTATATAGTTATGTGGTCCCGACCAAAATTGTATCTACAAATGAAGAAGCACTCGCGTTTATCAACGAATGAAATCGAAAAAATAAATCTAAATACTCATTTGAAAATGAGTATTCCAGGACTATACTATTTAGATGAAGTAATCTCTCCCGAAAAAGCGAAAGTGTTGATCGAGAGAGAAATGGAGAGGAATCACAAACTCACCGAATAGTAGAAAAGTTCAACATTACGGTTTTCTATATGATTATATGACTGGTAGACCTGGAGATAAAACGGATCCGATTCCAATTTATCTTGAATATCTTCAAAAAAATGTATCAAAGAGGGACTGCTGAAAGATGATGAACTAGATTATTTTAATAGTTGTATTATCAATGACTATCAAGTTGGCCAGGGAATATCTTCTCATATTGACAATCGATTATATGGTAATATAATCGGTTGTTTTACATTTTCAAATGGAGAAATGGATTTTAGTCGAGATGGACATAAAAAGGTAACAATTCACCCAAAACCAAATTCACTCTATATTATGTTGGGTGAATGTCGAAGACTATGGAAACATGGCATGATAGGTAGAAAAAGTGATCAAGGGCGGACTCGAAGAGAACGTAGAATTTCGGCAACTTTTAGACGAGCACCGCAAAAATTGAAACTATAAATAAAATATAATCATATAAAGAGTATAATGGAGAACTATCTTCTTTTTTTGTTGATCAAGAACTTGAACAAGATTCTTTCCAGGGGGGATTTTGGAATTATCATCATCCATCTATTTGACGATGTTCTCAGGAAAGCTATAGTTGTAGGAGAGACACCAAGATCAAGAGTGAACGGCATTTATGATTTCGAATATGCAAAATCTATAATTCAGGTATGTATATATCATGGGTTGTATTATCGTGCAACTATGATGCTTCTGAGCAGTATTAGATCTATGCCGTCTCAGTACAGTCTATATAATCTTCTCAGAGCCGAATTAGCTTTGGTTAAGCAAAAAACTCAACATAAACGTCATTCAACACTCAGATATCATCTTTATAATAGATAAAACAATATGTCAATACTATATTGTTTTAAAAGGAGAGATTAGTAAAAAGAATCATGTCTACACTTGAACATATGGGATGGGTGTGTAGTGTAGGTATCACTCTCGGAGCTTTGTATCTGAAAAGATATACAATTCTTGAACACTATTTTTTTACACCCGGGGTAGGCAAGATGCGGTCTAAACGTGACCGACTTACAAAGAAAAAAGTGCTAGTTGTTGATAGTGAATGCGGAGAGATGGTAATCGAATCTTATCATCATAGACTTGCCGCAGAATTGGGTTTCTGGTATTTTGAAGACGATAATGTTGTTCAGGAAAATCAAATTCTAAATACGGATGAATATAAACAAAAATATGGAGACAAGAAAATATCTCGTCTTCAACGTTACGGACAACATATTATCACACCAATTAGCCATACTTCACAGACTAAGAATAATCGTCTCTGTCTGGGAATTAGTAATTTAAGTGATTTTCATGTTATGGTATTTAGACTTGAAAATATTTCAGTTGATTATGGTGCTCTTTTTGATTGTTTTGAGGAAGAGGTTAGTCTACTTGAAGAAGAGATTCCCCTTTGCGGCGAATTGTCACCGAAAAAGGAGGAATAAACTATAAATAATATATAGTTTACTTGCAGTTAACTGCATCACGATGATATGCGGATGACATCTTTCCACAACGCATACACTTCCTTCTTCCACTGTCATATGGGTTATGATATGTCTGTGTGTGTCTTCTCTGACGCGTCGAACTCCTCTTCTTTGAGAGAAAAGTAATAATTTCCCTCTGCTCATTCCGAGTAGAATCTCGGAGAATAATCACCAACACGCTGACAGATGCGAGTACATCTAGATTCGTCATGGTTTATATTGGTTAGATTTTATTATTTCTTTCAATTTTGTTTTTGCCTGTTTATATGTAAGTAATTTATTGGTTGTATAATATCTTCCATTCTCTAGCTTTTTACCACCTCGAAGGCCGATTTTATATCCCATACCTACACTTAGCGGGGAATCAAATTTAAAAATCTTAAATTCTCGTTCATTATTATAACTAGCATACAAAGCGGCTAATTGTTTCTTGGCATTCTCTTTAGTCATCGGACTATCGCTCGTATACATTCTTCCATTTCTCATAGGTGATCCATCCTTTTTTTGGATTTTATATCCGCCATTGACCGAAATCATCTTATATGGCATTTCTTTTATATAAATACAAAAAGAAACGGTTTTAGAGAAAATCATTTTCATACATAAAGTGAAAAAAGAAAAAGGAAGGAAGGAATAAAATTATGTCCGGCTATCTCAGTATTACATTCGGTCCAATGTTTTCAAATAAGACAAGTGATCTTATTCAAAATATACAAAACAAACACATTATCAGTAATATTGAAGGAGAACCATTTAAAGGAATTGTAATAAATCATATATCGGATGTTAGAGATAGTACTCATAAAGTTCAAAATCTGACCACTCACAATAGCTGCTTTTCGGCATCTCCTTTCCCGGAAAACGTTGATTTCATAAATGCTAAAAAATTAAAAGATATCAGTCATCTGCTCGATGATTATAGTCATATTTCAATCGACGAGGCTCAATTCTTTCCAGATTTAGTTGAAGTGGTTTTGGACTTGATTGAAAATAGAGGAAAAGATGTTCATGTGGTTGGTTTAATATCCGATAGCGATAGAAAACCATTTGGAGATATGTGGAAACTTATTCCATATGCCGATGACGTAGAACAGAAAAAAGCATTTTGTGTGTCATGTAAATCTAGAATCAGGAACGCTCCCTTCACAAAAAAGGTTGGTGAAGAAAAGAAAGAAGGGCAAATATGTGTTGGTGCTATTGATGATTATGTCCCTTGTTGTAGATATCATCATAGATAAATGAATTATTATCAAGTACTTGCATGCTTACTTTTTGGACATCATTTATATTTCCCTCTTGAGTATTGGAAACAGTTGAATTATATTTAAAATTCTCCAATAGAAAATGAGTAACGTTATATGTATAAACGTCAAATGATGACAAGAAACCACCGTCGAATACGTTGTTTGGAAATGAGGTAAGATCGATGGTTACCTCCGACGTCGGAGGGTCCTTCGTCGGAGACGGTCGGATCCTATTCATAATCTTAAGCATTCCTCTTTTTGTAACTATATAACAAACCCCATTTAAATCTCTCGATTGTTTAATCTTAACCAATTCTAAACGCTTTTCTTTCATAAATCGATGATTTGATAATAATAATATATCGCAATCTTTTGGTATTTCGTTAATAATATCGTTTAAACTCTTTTTCCAATAAGGAACAAGAGTCAATTCAGCATCGTCTTCCATAATCATAAAGTTTTCATGGCCATCCTCATTTCCTCGAATAATTGCCGTTATATGACTTAATGTAACTGCTAGTTGAATTTTAGTGCGATTTGGGTTAGCCTTATAAGTTATTCCATTAATTTCACCGTGCTCATGAATTTTAATCTCCTTTCCATCAACGGCATTTATTCTTTGATAGTTATACATTCCATAATCTTTCATTTCTTTGATGAAATTTTCATTTCTATCTTTGCTTCGTTCAAGATTAATATAATATATTGGAAATTTTCTAAAATATTCATCGATGCGTTTTCTTTCTCGAAGTATTTCTATTTTCTCTCTATATACCGCCATCGGTTTTGGTGTTTCGTAAGCAACATAATAACCGAGTATAAAGAAAAAAAAAGCAAAAAATGCTAATGACATAAATTCTTTGTACATGTTTTAAAATGTTTAGATTAATCTTTGTGGTTTTACTTCTCATTATAATATTAGATATAACTGTGCACAACATCAATGTAGGTAACATACGAAAAAACTTTCCAAAAGAAATAATCTCAGAAATTAATGATGAAATTATTCTTCCTGATATTGAAGGTGATAAACATAATATTCCTCATACTGTTCATCGAACATATATTAGTCGTGAAAAAGCCGAAAAATTCAAGGAAGCATCTAGAATTACTTTAAAAGAAAATCCTTTTCTGACTGAATGTTTTTATGATGATAATGAAATTATTGAATTTATTACAAAATATTATTCAAACCGAGTATTGCATGCCTATAATTCAATTAATAAAAAATATGGCCCGGCTAAGGCCGATTTTTTCAGATATATGGTTATCTATGTTAAAGGCGGTCTTTATTTAGATGTAAAAAGCTATGCTCATAAAGATATTTCCGAATTATTTAAGGAACGTGATAAATTAATTGTATCGAAAGGTAGAAGTCATAGTTCAAATATTAATAGTTTTGGAATAATTCCAACCTATACGAATAATTATGATTGGTCAATGTTTAGTGGGATAAAATACGGAGAATATAATAACTGGCATTTTATGGCTCCACCGGGGCATCCAATCATAGGTAAAATGATTCAACATATAGTATTAAATATCGAACAGAAAAAGGATAATTATAAATATGGTGAATATTCTGTGTTGGTATTGACTGGACCAATTATCTTTACTCGAGTAATCGAAAAATATAAAGACGAAAATAATTCTAAGGTTATGGAACCGTGTTATGATGGCAAAGTTATTTATGCCATAATTGATCATAAAAATAATAATAAGAATCATTATTCGAGGATTGATGAGAAAAATATAATCGATGTTTCGTGAGAAACATCGAGTTTCTCACGTATCGACTATTTGACATTGTTCAAGTGTTTTAGCGCCTTTCACGCATTTAATCTGTTTTCGAGATGCAAAGTATCTTAAAATAATATATAATATTATAGCAGCTACAATTGATGTAATTAACGATGCTAGAAAAATAGTACTTCTTCCTGGATCAGAAAGATATTTGTCACTTTTCTCTTTTCCACTCGATTCGCGATTAGTGTCGCCAGGGGCAATAAAATCGCTTCCTTTTAAAAACCACGGCTGATATGTATAAAAAATAGCCCACAGCAAGAAGAACATAAAGTTAAAAAAGATAACACATTCAAGTAATATTTGATCATCCATGCCTTTTATATATATTTATTTTACATATTTTTGATACAATTCCCTGTCAAAATCTTCCGTAAAACGAACCGCGCAGTTGAACGGAGTAAAAGTAAACTCTCCAAAATAAATCTCATTATCTATTATGTAGAGAAATACAATGATTATTAAAATCAGAAAGAGATATAATATTTTTTTTATCTATCCAAAAAAGATATTCTTAATATTGTCATAACTAAAACCCCAATATGATTGATTAATTCTGTAAGTATCGATGTAATAACTCCATCCAATATATTTATGAACTAGGATCTGATTATATTTTTTAGTATCAACTATTCTGATAGTCAATCCGTCCTTGACAAAATCAGTATCCTCAAAATTCTCAAGTTTGGTTTCTTCTTTGAAAATTTTAGTAAAAACCTCCGGACCACAAATTTTTGAAATAAAACCATTTTTGTCAGAACCATGACCTTTAAGATATTTTCCATTTTCGATATTAGAAATACATTCTTCTAAGGTCTTCTGGATAATAGGATTTCCCTTTACAGAGGCCAAGAAATGAAATGCAAGTTCATCTTTTTTCTTATCATAAAGAACAAGCATATCTACATTTTCAAGATTCTCCATCTTCTTAAAGGAAATCATATCAACATCTGCATAAACCCCTCCTTTTTTCAATAACCAAACCAGTCTAAAAAAATCGGCCTTAACTACGCCTATCTTTATATTATTATAAGCTTGCATCAGCACAGGATCGTCTTGAATAAATTTTTCGATATCCTTGTCGTCAAAAATTTCTCGAGAGAATGATGGATTGTGTTCAGATATCTTATCGATATAATCTCCTAGTCTAGATGGAACTTCTTTCTCTCTGATGGTTTGCATAATGGTTTTAGGTATTCTGACATGTTCTTCTTCATCTATCTTCTTTTCAATATTTTTCAAGGATTTAATAGCTCCTCCGCTGAAATAAATGATTAATAAGATGGAAAGAACTATCATTAAGATTACAAATAACATTTTAAATATGGAATCATATTATATGTAAATATATTATATGTAATATATTTAAACTGCATAATTAATGCGTGGATATCTGCAAAGAGGTGTGAGAACGAGTAAGAGAATAACCACGAGTATAACGATAGTAGCTATTTGTCCTGCATTATACCTCCGCCGGGAGGGCTCTGGGGGAGGCGCCGGGGGCGATACCCAGTCACTATAACAGGTCAATATTTTACCATAACTACATGCACCAAACGGCGGATCCGGAGGTGTATAGGCTCGATCACAACAAGAAACCCCAAGTGGTATGTCTCCAACACAATATCCGACACTTGAGTTGATTTGCACTGTGTAGTTGCCAGTGCAGTTTGCGTGCTGATAGATGGTTGTGTTTATTTCATAAGGATGAAAATCGGTAACTGCAATTGCGACCGCAATAACGAAAAACATGGTATGTTTAACAATAAAATATAATCTTTTACAATTCAATTTCATCCATATGAAATAATTTACTCCTAAAAGATTATGAGTAAAACTCACATGGTAACAGTAGCTACTCACAGTGAACGTTACCTTCCAATTCTTGAACAACAGGCTAAGGATAAAGGTATTAATCTGATTAAACTTGGCTATGGAAAGAAATATGAGGGGCACTATATGAAGGACAAGGAAATGATTGGTTTTTTAAAAACAATCGATGATGATGATTTAGTCATTTTTGTAGATGGTTTTGATACACTATTTTTAGCAGATTTACAGGAGGCAAAAGAAAAATTTGATAGTTACGGAGGAGATTTACTTCTCTCGGTTGAAAATATTGGATCTCTTTCATTCATTCATTCGGCCGTTTTTGAACGAGTAGATGGAATGTATATTAACGCTGGGTTGTATATGGGTAAAGCTGGATTTTTACTTAAGTTTTTAGAAGAGATATATTCAAAAGATAACTGGTCAAAGAAATCAAATCAGATTAACTGGTGTACCTATCTTAACAAACTTCATCGAGAGGGAAAATTTAGCGGCATTAGACTTGATTATAACTCGGATGTATTTTTGAATCATTCATTTACCACCTCTAACTATCCAACGCTTCACAATAAACGTATCAATATAAATGGACATTCACCGTGTTTTATTCAAGGGAATGGATGTGAAGATATGACATATATTATTAATGATATTGGTTATGAAAAGTTTAACGTTCATAAAGATGATTTTTTTTGGAAGAAAGTAGCATATAATCTTCAAGCAATCTTTAAGGTTTATAACCCGATCGTTAGTTTTTATATATATTTAGTAATACTTGTAACATTGTTAGTAATATTTCTAATTATCAGATTGTATCGTAAAAAACAAGATAAACATATCTATTTTGGCTAAATTGATTTTTTTATATACTTATTAGAAGAAAAAGGAAATAATGATTTCTATTTATATCAATCATTCAAAGAATGGATTGTATATCACAAATGAAAGTGTAATTTCTAAAGAATATGATGTAGAATTAACATCACACATAGTTTCCGAAAGAGATATTATAGAATCAACGCTAATAACTTCACAATTTATCGATGCTTTTTCAAATGTTAACGGTGTTAACGGTGATGATCAGAAAAAGAAAGCCGTCCATAACATGAAAATAAATGTTAAGGACTATTGTGATAATATATACTCAGTAAGTAACAATCCACAACGATTATCTCTATTAAAAAAATTGTTCTGCAAAAATCTATCAGAAGAAGATAGAAGTGATATGTTTCTCAAACTTGTTAAGAGAATGTTTAATAAAGATAACTACAATATTGTTATTTGGCATAAGAATCGTTACAATATAAAGGATCCTGTAATCACTTTTAAAGATGAAACTTATCTTGAATATGTTAAGAGGAAAATAGATAACTGTGATGTTTCACATGAATTGAGAATCGAAAATATTAACGTACATGATGTTGAAAAAATGACGATTTCAATCGAAGATATATATTATAAAAGTTCTACATTCGATAGTCAACTTTATAAAATGGTTAAATCTTTTTCGGATGAAAGTCCGGGTATATTCTTCAAAAAATTGAATGACGGCGTTCCATTTGGAATGTGGTTGCTCTTAAAAACCATTGAAACCGAGAACAATAATCTAATAATTGAATGTCGCAAAGTGATTGGATATCTATTTTTTGACGACGAGCATATCTTTGTGCATTAAAGAAAATAAACATAAAACATGGCTTATGTTTGTGATAGAATGTTATATCAATACTATGTACTTGAAAATATGACAATCATAAATGAAACGATCATCGAGACATCCTATTGTAATATTGCCAATAGAAATGAAAATTATGCGTGGGATATTATTGGAATGTATAAAGCATTTGATAATCTTATACAAAATTCACATTATTCAATTAATCATTGTACGTGTCCGTCATGTATGTCTAATGATGAACAACATATTAAGAATACTAAAATATATATTTATATTATGGAATTCATGAAAACTATAACCGATAATATAATTATTGATCAAATTATCGATTTTATTCACTCGCCCTCTCCCGGAAGAGGAGGAGAATTTTTAGCTACCCGTATTGACGAATATTATACTTTTTTAGATAGATTTGACATTTTACCAGATAAAAATAGGTGGAAAAACAAGGAATGGTATTATCAGCGTCTATTTAAGATGCCGTGGATCTTGAAAAAGATCGGTATTCCACCCGAACATTATCATTTTAGAAACTTTTACTATTTTGAAGATAGAATCGCTGGTCATCCAAAAGCATTATGTGGATGGGCTAATGAAGGTCTTCTAGATACCGAACGGTTAGGTGCATTTTAATCTTCTTCCAACTTTTGAGTGGCCGGAGAAATACTAAGTATATAACGTACCCAGTAAAGCACGCCAATAATGATACTCATACCAAGAGCAACATATTGTTTATTAGATATATCAAATTGATTTGGATTGACTGGAAATATTAATGCTAACCAGGTAGCAACCCCGGCCAATAGAAAGAAAACAAGAGAATAGTAGTGAAATTTTGTCACAAAGCTAAAATACCCACTTTTAACTGACCACCACGTAATAATTGCACATCCAATAACTAAGAATGTGATTGCTGTAATAAGTAATTGAATTTCGTTTATCGCCATAATTTTACTTTTTATTAGATAAAGTAAAAACGATGAAGACGGTCGAAGATGTATCTTCTAAAATTAATGTTAAAAGTGTCGAAGGAAAAGTCCGAACTATTTTTGCTGTCATTTTCATGCTTTTTTTTCTGGTCAGTCTCGGATATTTCCTCTATAACATTTACCAAATATATGAAACTCCGGTTCGTTTAAAAACGATCCCCGAAATTGCCCACGATGCGGTTCATCAATTTGTTGGTTTTCAGGCAGCTATTCTTTCCTTTCTACTTTTCGTGGCCGCTTTGAAGATTTAGACATTTGTTTCACATAGTCCTTTAGTGAAGTGGTAAATATATTTTTATTGTTCAAATTACGAACATCATCACATTTTAGTACTTCCGGTCTTTTCATCCAAGCCATCAATTGGAGTAGTGCAACATCCGGATGAAAATCAATTTCTTCGGCGGTCATATCCGATTCAAACTCAGGAATTTGAATTCCATTTTTTCGATTAAGAGAAAAAGTATCCTCTCTATCATCTACCACAAAGGTATTTTTCTCATTCATTCCAAGGTGATTCAAATCGGGATCACGATATAACTTCTTAAGTGGCTTTTTAAGATAATCTTCACTACCAATATCACAATCGTCATAGGTATAAATCTTATGAGGTCGTTTAGAACTAATTGGAAACATTTTATCGACCATACGATGAACATATTTCATTCTCCCGGCCGACCATATAATTACATTGAAATGTTCCATCGCAAAATCGAGAAATTCCTTCAGATATGGTCTGAAAATGCCGGCCAAATACATTTCATCTCCGGTTCCATCTTCAACTGAAACATCAAATAGTTTCAATGAGTAAAGCTTCTTACGCAGCTTAACCCGTTTTGGTTTCTTATAAATGTTTAACATATCAAAATTATCAATGTCTCCATGGGTATGAACAAGGGTTTGATCGATATCCAAAACTACTGTAAGACGTTTAACGGCTGACATGATTCTTTTTAAGGGGACGGTCCTTTATTAATCTTTCTTATTTTTATAAGGATAGTATTCTACTATGGGGGTGACGTCGTTTGGAGATAAAGTATCATTCTGGGGAATACGAAAAACATATCTATAAAATATTATATTGCCTAAATAAAAATGGATCACTACGACGTTATCATCATAGGGGCAGGAATGTCGGGGTTATATACTGGTTATCAACTTTCCGGTAAATCCTTTCTAATTTTGGAAAAAAATAAAAAAGAATTGTTGGGGGGAAGAGCCGCTACTCAAAAGTTCTATGGTTCTAACATTGTTATCGGTGCATATTCTGGGAGAAAAGAAAAAGATCTTACTTTGAGAAAACTTCTTAAAAGTACAAAAACTCCTTACGTCGAAGCTATAACCACCAGAGAATATGCTCATGGTTATGAACCAGTGAATGTTCATGATATTGTTAAAACGTTGAAAAATGAATATAGAAAAGAGAAATGTGATAAGACATTTAAACAATTTTCAACAGAGATATTGGGACGTAAAAAATATAAAGATTTTACTACTACCACAGGTTATACTGATTATGAAAACGCTGATACCTATGATACTCTCTATAATTATGGTATGGATGATAATACCGGTGGGTGGGTTATATTACATATACCATGGAACGAGTTAAGTACAAGATTATATAAAAAAATCGGGGGTAATCATTTTAAATTCTCAACCGAAGTAGAGAATATTGAAAAAATAGACAAAGATTTATTTGAAATTATTACAACAAAAGGAAAGAAATATTATTCGAAAAAAGTAGTGGTTGCAATTACCATAGAGGGCGTTAAAAAGATTGTTCCTGGTGCGTCTGATCCGGATAGTATCTATCAGCAGATTCACGGGCAGCCATTTTTATTGGTATATGCAAAATTTGACAATGCAAGTTCTAGAATTCTTGAAAAATACGTTCCAGGTATTACCATAGTATCGGGGCCGTTGCAAAAAATATATCCAATAGACCCAGATAATGGAGTGTATCTTATTGCATCTGTCGATAATAAATATGCAACTTTTCTGAAAGACAACTACGATAAGGAAATGTATGAAAAGTTGTTAAGAGAGGCACTTGAAATATCAGAGGAACTACATATAATTAGATTACGTCATTATTGTTGGGAAATCGGAACACATTATTACGAACCATTATGTCCACAGTATAATAGTAGACCTAAATTTATTAAAAAGGCACAGAATCCGATGAAGAACATGTTTGTTGTTGGTGAAATGGTGGCCCGACACCAAGGATGGGTCGAGGGGGCATTGGAGAGTGTTGATGCAGTGATAAAATGTATAAGAAAATAAATTTCCAAAATACAAATCTAATGCTATGCGTTGTAATTTTAGTCTCGAAGTTAATTTTTCATATTCTTTAAGATCAATCATTAAAGAATATACTGTAAAATATAGAAAAATAAATATAGAGTAGAGAAAATGAAATTCAGTATTTCAAAATCGAAGATTATGTCAAAAACAATAATCACTCAAAAGAATATGTCAAATATTACCAAAAAAGGTAGACTCGGCGAAGGTGCATATGGCATAGTTTACAAAGGAGAAGTAGAGACTAAAAATGGGAAATTTCGAACAGTTGCCGTTAAAAGAAACTGGAGTGACCCGGCCAGTATTGGAACCTCAGTCATCAGAGAAATGAATTTTTTAATGAGTGTTCGTCATCCATGTATCATAAAATGTACCAAAATTTCTCGAGAAGATCCTTTCGATGAGAGTAATCCACTTACACCGCGTGTGAGAAGAAATAAATTGAAGGAGGATAAATATCTATTTGTTATGGAATATGTCGAAAAGGACCTTGAACATTATTACTTAAAATGCAACGATTATTATTCACTTCAATCAATAATGTGCGATATTATGCTGGGATGTGAATTTCTACATGCAAAAAATATCATACATCGAGATTTAAAACCTCACAATATTCTAGTCAGTTCAAAGGGAACAGCAAAGATTTGTGACTTTGGTTTGAGCACTCACAGTTCTCATTATCGTCCATCTACCCCTGGAACGGTAACGAGTTTCTATCGAGCTCCGGAGATCTGTTGTGATTATGATGATTATGATACCAAAATTGATATCTGGTCAATTGGATGTATCTTTTTTGAAATTGTTACAAAACGACCATTTATTCAACTCGAAAAAGATACCCAACGATCTATTTTTAAGGAGATTATTCGCACCAGTCCGGAAAGATTTACTCCTGAATATTTGAATAGTTATATTAAAAAAGGAGATATTGATTTTTTCAAACACAATTATACCATTGAATATGATCGAGATAAAGAAAGTTTCAAACAGAAGGTCGAATCTAAAATTGACATGAATAGTGAAGAGTTTTCTCTTCATCATTTTTACGATCTACTTACATCATTGACCTATCTTGATCCCAAAAAACGTTTAACCGCCACAGAAGCATTAGCTCATCCATTTTTCTCTGAACATTTTACCGAATACATCTTAGATATGAATGAGAAGTATCCTCTTAATGGTTTGGAAGATGTTCAGATAAAAATTATTGATTGCGTTGAACGACGTTGGGCGGTTAATATTGCATTTAGAGTATTTAACAAACGTCACGATTTGGAATGGTACAATCATCATATTATTTTTCATTCGATTAGATTATTTGATGAATATCTGGCTAAGTTCTATGAAAAGAAACAAGCAAGATCTGAATCAAATACTACTATGGGTAAAATGCATACTAAGTCGGATGTAAATATCTATTTTTTTACTATACTATACATGGTTTATAAACATTTTACTGCATTGTATGAGGTTCATTCTTGGAAGGAAATCTTTCCTAAATTCATTACATCAAACAAAGCAAATCTAACTAAGATTGTAAATTTTGAAAATTTCATGTTACAGATAGTTTGTAAATATGTTATTTTTCGTCCAACAATGATTGAATATCTCGATCTTGATTATGAACAAAATTATAAGGATAAAGGTGACACGGATGCTAGTATTATCGAACAAGAAAAGGAACTAGATTTGAAGATATTCCTATATAATTATGGAAATATTGATATGTCATACGATGGTAAAGTAAAAGATTTATATGAACAGATTAAAGCAGCGAGAAATTAATCGTACTGATCCTTCAATGCTTTAAGGACGACGGGATCTACATCTGACGGCATGTCGGCCATGTCCTCCAACATACGAATGCAAACATCATACGTATTCCTCCATCTCTCACGTTCATATACCAATTTAGTTTTTGTTCCAATCAACCCATGGTGATAATCATGATAAAGCCACTTTAGATGTCCGGAAGTATATCCCGGGCGACGAAGCACACGTTCCAATTG